TCCGATCTCATGGGCCAGATGCACATATCCAAAAACGTTGCCCGCCCGGCGACGGCATTTGCTTCGGTGGCATTGATTGCCAACAGGGACGCCAGACCCGGCGCGAACACGGCGAATATTTCTTCTTTGGTGAACTGGCGGCCTTCCAGAAATTCGAGGTCTTTCTGACTGACTCCCATCTGTAGCCAACTCACGCCCTTCGCCCCCGCGCCACGCAGCAGCATAAGCGACCGGCGCACACCGCCGTGCTCGTCAATCAATTCGCGCTTGATGCGCTCCCATTCCGGGTCCTGCACCATGTCCGCCCATACCAGCGCGCCGGGAATTTTCGCGTTGTCTTTCGCAAAAACGTTAGCGTTCCACTCCACCGCCTTGAGGTCCCCCACAACCTGCCCGGCCAGCGCCTCAATCGGGGATAGCCCAATGTATCGATTCGTCGGATGAAACGCCTTGAAGTGTACGATCTCATCCGGAGGGATAATTAGTTCCGTCATGCCGAAGCCCGGGTTGTATGCATAGTGTTGAATGCCCATGTTCCCGTCCGGCACGGGCAGAATCTTGCCCGGCGAAATACCCCATATCTCGGTCGGTTCGCTAGTCTCGTCTGGCTTATTCAGCCACCAGTAGGCGTTCCCGGACAAGCGCCGGTATGCGAACGTCTCAACTAACAATTCAAACCGTGATTGGAACGGGTTCGGCCGCTGCAGCTTCAGTTCAAATGGATGGTTCTCAACGTCCTCGATGCCTTCCCCTATGCGCAATTTGACACTCAGCGCGCTGCCGGCCGCCGCCTCTGCCACCTGTGTCACGGCGATAAACACCCATGACAACTTCTGCATGAGCGTGACCTGGTTCTCCACCGTGCTGTAATCCGGCACTGACCAGCGATCATCGCGCGTCACTAACCGGTCTCCGCCCGTGCGCGCCTTCGCATAACCCAGCCGATGTAACGCTCGATCCAGAATACTCATGCTCTCCGCCAATCAGATAAAGGCGATCAGGTCTTCTGCCTTCGGTCTCGTGACCGCGTGCCATGCAATCGCCAGCGCCATCACCGTATCGTCGTGCATCCCGTCCGGCGCGCTGTACTGGCTCCGACCGGTCGTGGATACCTTGCGCTCAAATGCCATCAGTTCCCCTTTGAGCACGGGATCATCCAAACACGCAATTTCGCTCCGATCAAACGCCAGAACAAGGCTCTCAATCAGTGGCGGCTTACTGACACCGGTCGTCTCGAATGGGCGCACAGGCAGCCCGTCCCGTACCAGCGCCTCAATGTTTGGGCCGCCGATACTATTCGATTCCGCATAGATGACCTCCGGGTTCCACTTCTGCGCCAGCGTCATCAATCGACCTCGTTGTAAAGCCCAGTCCACCCCATTGAAGCGGTCCATATCCACCACGCGGCGCGTCTCCCGGTCCATCACAATCAGCACAGTGAAATCGCGCACCTGTGCCCAGTCCACACCCATGACGAACCGGCCCTCGAATGGTTCGACCCGCGGCAGCACACAGATACTGTCCACATATCGGAATACAGCGCCCTGTCCCTCCAGAAACTGTGCGAGTATCTCCTGCTGATAATCCTCTTCCGTCATCTCGCCCGTGAGCGCCTCAAGTGCCGCTTCCGACAGGTAGGGGTTTTCGGTAGTGGCGAAGTTCCAGACTGTCCAACGGTCACTGCCCGACGCCTGGGCATCACGCGCTCTGATAAAATGCTGGAAAAACCAGTTCCGGCGTTTCGGCGTGCTCATGAACCATGCCCCGCCGTCCCGCGCCAATAGCATTGGGATACCGACCTGCGACCACACGCGCGCGTCCAGATACGCGCACTCATCGAAATAGATACGATCATAGTGTCCGCTGCGCAAGGTGTCCGGCTGACTGGCCGTCTGCACGTCCAACAGACCATCGCCCAACCGCATGATCCGGCGGCTATCGTGCCGGTACGGGCGCAGGTCCTCGGTGAACCGTTTCACATATTCCCAGAACTGGTCAGTCTGTTTTTGCGACGGCGACGTGTACAGCGCGCGCTTCCCGGCGATCAGGCAGTCGCGCGCATCCAGCGCACACAGGATCGTCTTGCCCACTTGTCGCCCACACGCGATGACCTTGTACCGTGCCGGGTGATCCTTGATGGCCTGCTGGAGCGGGTAAGGAGTCGGCAGATCAATCGTCGATTCCAGAAGTAAGCTGTCCAATTCCACGAGTTCTTGCGGTGTCAAGTAGGACAGCAACTCGGCTAATTCGTTCTTCGACGGTAACGGTTCCAGTATGTTCAATGCGTTCGGTAGGTCGGTTTTCAAGGACATTTAGTTTGTCCGATAGGATTCCAACCACAACACCCAGATCGCGGTACGTGGCATCTTCACGAGCAGCACCCATCGCCAGTAATGCAGCTTGCAACTCCTCCCTCAACAGATCACGCATGTCAAACTGTATTTTATTGACAACCCTGTCCGGGGGGGGATTGCTCTCTCCCTTGAACCACCGACTCAATGTGCGGTCGTGAATACCCAGATGTCCAGCCACATGATGCAATGCGCCTTTACGGGCAGGATACCCAGCAGCCTCCAGCATCACGCAAGCACTGGCACGGAATTTATCATCATAAACGGGATGTTTGCCCCTCGTCATCTGTCAAAATCCTCCCCACGCTCGTGGCGCGTAACCCACAGAAACAGTCCGATGCCAAACCAGATAACGATCAATAGAAACAAGGCCATAGTGGTCATGGCCTCACCACCTCATCCAGACGCCAGACGCCACACGTCACGTGCCACTCATCGGCTAGGTTTTCCGGCAAATCCCGCGTCAGATAGGCGAACCATTCGCCGTCCCGGTTGCGAGTGAGTAGACCGGACACCTGTGAGTCATCCGCATTGGTTACAACAAGCCGGTACTGCACAAACTCCGGCAGACGGCGCGCATAAAAACCGCCCGCCGCGCTCCATACCAGCGGATGCCCGGTCCACGCCGCCACTGCGTCAGGATCAAGACTGATCGTATCATGCGCGTAGGCGCTGCGCTCGTCAATGAGCAGCGCCGACACCGGTTCGACCAGCGGGCACATGTCCCAGATTGACTGACCGGGAATGAGTTGCATCAGGATCGCAATAGCTATCAAAATTATCCACATATCAATCCTCACTCAATAGGCGGCGCATCGCCCGCACCAGCGTTACCCCGGCTTGTTTACGCGTTTTGCCAATACATGACAAAATCACATCCTTTTTACGCTGTGACAGATTCGGCCAGCGTGCCGGGTTCGTCATCCACGCGATAAACGCATTGGCCTGTGTTAGCGTGACCACATTGGCTTCATTTCCCGCGACGATGGTTCCGTTGACGTCCGTTTCACGCCAGAAGATCATCGGGAAATTGGCGTCCGCCTGGATTGCGACGCGCGTCGGGGTATCCACCTCACACTCGACCACCAGCAGCGGCAGACCAGCTATCTCGGCGTCCAGCTGCTCGTTGATGTCTGTGAACGCGCCTTGATACGCCTCGGCAATGTCCATTACGTATCTTCCGTTAACCAGCGAGCGCCTACTGAACACATAGACGAGAGTTGTCATCGGTCTTCCTATGTCGCACTCAGAATATCATACGAGCTGCTGGTATACGGCCAACTCGTGACCCGCGTCAGCGTCGTGCCAGCCACCGCCTCAATGCTCAAAAACGTCACCGTGTTCTGATGCGCCATATTGACCTGTGAGGCGCGCTTTGTCCATACCGTACCCGCTTTTGTGAACAGGTCATGCAACGCGCCTCTATGGATCACCCGAATCATGTCTGGACTGCCCACGCCCGTAACGGCAATCCGATTAGTCGCTATTCCTGCCGCCACGCTGTCCAGGCGCACATCCCAGGCCGTGTTCGTGGCATTGCGCAGAACATAGGCTTTCCAGCAGTTGTTATCGTCGGTGCGCCGGTAACGCAGCACGATTTCATCGCCGGCCAACGTCGCGCCGGGTAGGGTAAATTCAAAATCACTGGTTGCGTTAGCCGTACCGGTAAGTGTGTCCCCGCTGGCGAGTGTGGTATCCGTTATGGTGGCGATGCCAAAATCGCTGGCTAATGCGCCATATAGATCGCGAATTTGGAAATAATCCAGGGTTCCCGTCGCAAAAAAATTAGAAAAGCCTGGATACATCGGTGTGGTCGTGCTCTTCACATCAACCCAGAAAAGGGTCCAATCAAGATATGTTCCGCCTTTGATAAAATAGAATGCGCCCATCTCTCGCAGGACGATAGCGTATTCAAAATCTGTTGCTACCGCATACGTTGCCGATGGCGTCAAAAATCCACCCTCGGCGATGACCGACAAACTCGTGCCTGAATTCGGATAGATGGCATGTCTGACGCCAGCCGTAGTGGAGGCTGGCAGCGCAGCGGTTGCAAACCAGGCGAGTGGTTGTATTCCGGTTGAAGGATTCGCTGATTCCCTGGATTTGCTGAGCAGGCTGCGTCCAGCAATACGCGCAAAACCGGTAGCGTAAATAAATCCCTGGTCTCCGGCTACGGGCGAAACTTGCGCCGGATACGCCATCACTCCAGCAGCAATAGAGAACTGTCCATCCGTTTGCACCAGCGTCAGCGTCCCCGGTCCCGGTTCGCAGGTGCGCGGCGAAGCCAGCGGCGCGCTTTCAGCGGTGATGAATTCGTCATCCAGCAACACGATAAGGCGACTATAAAGCAACAACAGCTGCGCTGCCCGCCGCGTGTGGTCTCGCGCGTGCATCATCGGAGTCCTGTCCATCGAGGCATTCTCATGCTCCTATGATACACGAAATGCGCCAGAACGCAAAACGCCCCGGCCAGGAGACTAAAACCGGGGCGTTCCACCGCGCGGGTAAATTTGGGATCCGGACGAAACCGCGCAGGTTATTGGATACAGTCTAGCACATTATGCTCGGACTGTCCACTGCCGTGACATCCGCACCGCTTCCGCATTGTCCGCCACCACTGGCGCCGGTTCCAGGCGCACCATCGGGCGCACCATCATGCAGCGGGCGTATCTACTGAGCAATGTGGCGTTCGCGTCGATCTGGCGCATAATCATGCGGAGGCGAAGCCACTCATGATCCGGGTTCATCTGCGACCGCCTCAAACACATACGCGCGTCCGGTCCGCGCCACCTGCCTCCAGTGGCCGATTCCGGTGCTTGCCACTACCGCATTTATGGCAGCCGGGATACTGGTGTCCACCACAATCACATGAGTCCCGGCGTAAACGAAAACCAAAGTCATCACGTCGGATACAGGGAATTCGCACAGCACACGTCGGCAAACTCTGGACATGCCGAGCACGGCAGCCGGACTGTGTTCCAGTTGCGCGGGCGGGCGGTCAAAGGTTGGGGCGTAACCACTCATGGATGTGCCTCCTGTGGCGCAAGCGTCATCAGCAGCGCCTCCAGCTTCGCGTTCTGCCGATCACGAATAGCATCGTCGCCGCCGACGACGACATAGGTGGTGGCGAAGGCGGTGGCGGCTTCGTAGGCGGTGGCGTAGGCGGCGTCGTGGACGACGGCATAGGCGGCGGCGAGGGCGTCGGCGGCGACGGTGTCGTAGTAGGGGTCGGCGGCGGCGTAAGCGGCGTAAACGTCGTGAGCGGCGCTGCGCGCCACTTTTAACTCCGCATCGGTCGCTTCACCGGCCAGCCAGCGCCGTTTAACTGCCAGCACCTCCACACTGCGCGGGTCCGGGTTGTCGACCAGCGCCAGCGCTTCCTCACCACACCACAACATAAATTCGTGCAGTGCGCGGCTCGCGTCCGCAACCCACAGGCACAGGCGCTCGCTGGCGACGTGCTTGTTGCCGCCATGCGCGATGATGTCGCCCCGCAGAAACGCGCGCTCGACCCCCGTGCCGGGCGCAAACTGAAGCGCATCGAGTGCACGCTCGCTCCCATGCAGTCCATGCACGCAGGGAACAATCTTCCCTTCCACGCGCAACACCTGGCCAGGGACCACTGGTAAATTGCCTTTCCCAGTCCAGAACTCGCCGTTTACGACGCGCACAAAGTGCCACACCAGAAGCTCAGTTCGCTCAGTTAGCTCAGGCTGAGTCATTGTCATGCTCCTGTCTACCGGCGTCGGTAGATTCGCGCCGATCCCGTCTCTCCCGCGCCTCGTGACTCAAACCCAATCGCCGCGTCTGCTCATCGATGATCTGGAGCACACTCTCCGCCGCGCGACTGAACTCGGTCGCCGTGCGATAACTGGCCTCCCGCCGCCAAGCTGTGGCCGCGATCCATGCCAGTCCCAATTCTCTGTCAGTCAGTATTTCATAACTGTCTGGATTTATCACGGCTTCTCCTGTTTTTGTTTCTGCTTCTGCTTCCATTCCTCGGTCCGCTCGTAGCGATTCCCTCCACGTTGCAAGTCGTCCGGCCATTCGATTCCCATATCATGCACATAATTTGCCAGTGCGTAACGGACAAACCCGGCGAGGGTGTCGAACCCGCCTCTGTCAGCGGCTGCCCTGATCACCTTGTCCTGGGCAGCGCTTACTCGGACTTTGAGATTGTTGGATGACATAAGGTCTCCTTTCCAGTGCCCCGGTCCTATCTTGTGACGGACCGGGGCGTACCCCGGTTTCGGCTATTTGCCAGAAAAAACTTCCTGATCGATGTTGAAATTTTCTATCGCCTCATTGACCTCATCAATCAGGTCAAATTCGCAGAGATTGCGAAGGCGACTCTTGAGATTCCCGATCTGTGTGCCACGGATATCATGCCACCCCGTGGCTTCCACCAGCCGCCGCCTCATGGCTTCGTTAAATACCACCTGTTCGACGAACGGGTCAATAAAGCTGGTCGTTCCAATCGTGCGTTTTTTCTTTTTCATCTCAATTTCTCCTGTTTGTTTTGGCCTGCCTCATTCAGCGCGTGGGCTGCCATCCCGCGCGGACCGGGTTGCCCCGGTTTCGGCTTATGCGACTATATCTCCCCATTCCGGGGCCAGATCGAGGATTGCCTCGCCATCGAAATAGCCTGCCTCATCCTGTTCCACCAGACTGCTCATCGCCCAAAATGTGAATGCCCATCGTTTCCCGCCCCACCAAAGTGTCACAAAAATCGCGGCATAGGAATTCATTCCGCGCAGGTCCTTATACTGCATGATGATCTGGCGTGGACTCATGAGTTTGCAAACATCATGATTTGCAGGGCCATGTGAGTAGGTCACGCACGCATACAGTCGTGACCGGCGATTGATCGTTAAATGTGTTTTATATTTCCCTGTTATGGCTGTCATCTCAATCTCTCCTGTTTACTATTGGCCTGCCTTGTCAGCGCGTGGGCTGCCATCCCGCGCGGACCGGGTTGCCCCGGTTTCGGCTATTTCTACTTTTTGATATTTGCCATTTCCAGTAGAGATAATCCCGCGCGAGTCTCCAGATCATCCATGTCCATTTTCTTGACCGGGTGCTTACTCAATGTTTCTATTGTCATCCGGTTAGCAGATGTCTCATTTGCATGAGCCGCCTGAGCTACTTTATTGACCATTCGCTGCGGGTCCACGGGCCGGGTTCCGTTTTCACGATGAGTTGCTGCGATGTCCTCTGCCAGGAAAATGGCGATGCGGGCGATTTTTGTTTCGAGTGTTTCTGGTTTGGGTCCGAATGTGTTGGTCATCATCATTCTCTTTTTTGTCTAACTCTTTACCTTGACCTAATCATACGACAAACGGGGTCGCTTGTGACAACAGCGTAGGGTAATTCTCATGAAACACTCATAATCGCACGTGTGTGCTATCCCGCGCGCGCCAGCCACCATGCCAGCGCGCACAGCGCCAACAGCGTGACGGCCAGGAGCGCGAGACACGCAACCCCGATACGGCGCTCCACGCGGTCCCAGAAGTCCGAGGTCGATTTCATCGCTCGCGCGATGCCGAAAGCATCATCGCTCGCGCGATGCCGAAAGCATTATAATGCCCTCCTCGACGTGCTAATCGGGATGTCGTCATGCAGGTCCACCGCCTCGAAGCGGCCGGTCTCATAGTTGAGCAGCATTGGCACCAGCGCCCCGGTTGGACCCAGATTGTTTTTAATCACCTCTCCAATCAACAGCGGGTAAAATCGGTCCGGATTATCGAGTGCCAATCCGTTGCGCTGTTTCTCGCCCTGAATCGTCAGCACACTGCCGTCCATTTCGCGCTTGTAGGCGACGTTGAGCGTGATCAGATAGTTGAAATCGTGCAAGTTGATGCTGTGCCCGGACTCCGCGCCCAGCCGGCGCCCTCGCTCCCGCATCCTCGCGCTCTCCGCCTTGACCACTTGCGCGGCCAGAAACACATGCACATTCACCCGCTCGGCGAAGCGCTTAATCGCGCTCAATTTATGCTGCTCGTCGTTCTTTCCTTTGCGTGGCTCCGTGTCGCTTTCCTCCGCGCCCAGATAATCGATGCATACTGCCAGGCGCGTAATCCCATTGGCGCGGTCCCGCGCGATAGCCTCCCCCATTACGAGTAGTTTGTCTTCTAATTTCAGCGCGTTATCCACATAATTTACGTGCCCGCGCCCTGGCGTCTGGTTGCGCGCCTCAATCCGGTTCACCGTGCCCGTATAGGCGATTTCATCCGCCCCCGTGAACGCACCCGCTACGTCCGGGGGCAGCGGCGTGCCATCCTGCCGGCAGTGCAGTGCGTGGATGTGCGCCATGATCCGGTTGTATCCAAAACGGCCGGCGCTGATGCATTGAATATCCCGGATGAAATGCTCCTCCGCCGACCATTCCGGACTGTCGAGATACACCGTACCACCCATGTCCAGCAGGGCATCGATCAGTGTCGCGAACCAGGTCGTCTTGCCGGTGCCGGATGCGCCCAACAATCCGGTCATTTTGCCGCCGACGCAAAATGGCGCGCCGCCGCGCTCTCGGAACGTGCGCAGCGGGAACGGATACGGATACAGACCGTCTCCTGTCTGCACCGCCTTGACAACCCGCTCACTGGCCTCCAGCGCCGTCAGGATAGGCGGGCGCGCCAGTCCGGCAGCCGGCGGAAGCAGTGCGGTCACAGGTAACGTACTGGCGGCCGCGGTCCTATTCGTCGTGCGGACGTGCCCGAAATAACTTGACCAGTCCAGATTCAGCGCGGCGGCCACCGCTTTCGCGTTCATTGTCGTTCCACACTTGTGGCACTTCAGACAGTGCGTAAGCGTATTCCAGCTTGCCGATGGCGCTTTATTATCCCGACTGTGTGTCATCTCAAGACAGGCGACTCGCTTGACCGTCCATCCAGCTTTCGTGACCCGCTCCCCCGCCACACCCAGGCGCGCCTCGATGTCCGCAATGAGCGCAAGCGGGAGCGAATCGTCAGGCACCCCATCCAAAGGGCGGTTCTGCGGCGCCTCCACCTTGGGCGGTTCCCATTTATCGATCACTTCTAGCCGCCAGTCATCCGGAGCCAGTGTGATGAGTTTCAGCGCGGACTTGAAGCGGTTCGGGTCAAATTTGACCTGCTGCCAGAAATTGTTCGTGTCGAAGCCCGTCCCGAATTGCGCGCTGCTGAGATGAATGATGGCACACTTGATGCCGGAATCCTTCAGCGCCGTCACCACCTTCCACGCAGCGTCATACCCCGGCTTATCACAATCCGGCACATACACCAC